TGTATTGTGCAAACGATTTACCTAAGTTTTTAGAACCACGACTTAAAGCTGGTCTTCTTGAGCTCACTACTTCTCATAAAGACCTTATTGAAGAAGCTTTGCCTAATATTATCTTTATTCCAGAATCAACTCCGGACACTACACCGAAAAAGAAACCGACTAAGAAACCCGTATCTGACGATGCCCCTAATCCGTAAGTTTGCAATTCAAGGTCACGCAATACCAGCTACTGCTCATAGCCCAAGAGGGCCATTTCCACCTGAAATTTTAGAGCAACCCCGTATGGAATATGTAGATGAGCATTCAGACTCTCTTCATTCCGCATTGGACGATACTCGGTTCTTTAAATGCCGAGAATGTAATGAAGTTCTATTAGAAGACCAACTTAAGAACCATATCTGCGAAGACTGATAACCCTGACAGTTTTCCCTTCTTCTTGGATACTACATACAAGGGTTCCCCTAAGCGCATGGGGAAAATCAAAACCTCTCTAGAGAAAGAAGAAAAATGGCTACAAACCAAGATGGTCACCTCCTGGATTCAGCAGGAAACGTGGCAGTAGATTTTGTGTGGGGTAACTTCCCATTACAACCAAATGATATTCGTCGTGACAATGGTGGAACAAACCTTAACTACGCCCTTGACTCACACAACATCGCAGAAGATGGCTGGAATGGCTATCCTCTTTACACACCTAACACAACAGGCACACAGTCTGGTGGAGTTGACTACGTGAAGGTTCCAAGCGTACTTGGACAACTTACAGCAGATGCAACTGACACCCTCCTTGACTCAACGCTCGTTGCTTCAGTACAGTCTGCAGCAACTAACGCTGCTAAGACAGTAACAGCAATCGCTCGTTCATCAGGTTCACCTCTACTTGTGTTCACTGCTTCAGGCGCAGGCGCTGCCTACGCTGTAGGTACTAAGGTGGTAGTTTCTAGCTTCTCTGGCGGAGACGCATTCCTAAACGGAACCTACGCCGTTGTTGACAATGGGACTAACACATTTACAGTATCAACACCAGCAGACACTTCAGCAGTCTCGCTTTCAGGAAAGTCTGGAGCAGTTGTTGGTCTAGTCGGAACAATCAAGGCACAGGGAACTGCAGCAGGTACTTCAGTAGCAGTTGGTGTAACAGTTACAACAACTCCTTGGGCAGCAGCGTCCTAATAAACTAATGGCAAGAACAACAGGTGGAGCAGCCCGGAATATACGCCGGGCTACTCCGTCTGCCCAAGAGATGCTTAACTCTTTTGGACGCCAAGTATTTGGCGATGATTTTAGTGGCGGTCCAGTAGCTGCTTCAAAAGGTGAGTTCAACAGAGTTACTGACGTCATGTATGACGACACTCAGTCAATGGATTATTACAACCCAAAACAATATAACAACCTTGCTGGTGAGCCTATGTCTATGGACACGCTCTATAACGCTACGGGCGGATTTTCTAGTCGTCCATTTTATGAGGTTGTAGATTTAACAGGTGATTTAGTTGTCCCTGGAATGGAAGGCCCCCAATCCGGTGAGGACACTTCTCCAGCAGACCTAACTGTTGTTCCAACGTCCTCATCTAACCCAAAGCGCCCCCGCACAGTGGCTGCTGGATATGATGAAGAAGAAGAAAAACTTACAGTTGTATTCCGTGATGGAACCTTCTACAACTATTACGAAGTAGACGAGAATGAATGGAAAGCTTTTAAAGCTAATCGCTCTAAAGGAGCAATCATCCATAGCATGCTAGACTTCAAACCTCGTGGTCCAGCAGATGTTTCTTCTATATCTAAAAAAGCTCAACAAGCATTTTATCGCTTTAGTCGTGGTGCTCAAATTGCAAGTAATGGAAAAGCTGCAGGACAAACAAAAAATACATACAGGCCTTACAGCGAAAGAACTAGTACAGTAAAACAAACAGGTAAAAACCCATCCAAAGGTGGAACAAACCCAAAGAGGAAGTAAATGCCAAAGGTACACAGCATCGGACCAAAACACTTCGTACAACTAATTGATTTTCCTGTTATCTGGGGTTCTAAAATTGTTGTTCGTGGGTGGACACAAGAAATTGAAGAACCATTTAGAACTTCTAAACCCCTTTTAGTAAGATTACCTAAGTACAAAGCACTAGCCTTCGGCAAGTGGACAGGGTTTAAAACAGAAGAAGAAGCACTTAATTTGGCACTAGAAATGCGGGAAGTAACTTATGACGATTTTACGGAAGAAGCAGGATGGACAGCCCCAGACTCGGATAGAGAAGAGAGTGGCGAAGATATCTACGCCAGACTTGATTCTGTGGATGGAACAATCAATGTTCACGATTGGCAAACTTATTACAGAATGGCAAAGGAGTCAGAACAGTGACGCACTTCTTGATGAAGTGTTAATGGGGGCAGAAGCTTTCCACGCCATTGCCAAAGAACTTAAGCGACGTGCATAGTATGTGCTACGATTTGCTTGCTTCACCTCTCTCCTGGTCTGGCAATGGCCCACAGAAATGTGGGTCTAGTCAATTAAGGAACAAATATGCCTCTTGATTTTGATGACGAAAAGTTTGAGGAAATCAATCCTGAGTTCTATCTTCAAGAAGAAGACCCAGAGCAAGCGTCTCTTGAAAAAGAAGAAGTTTTAGATGAGCTATCTCAACAGTTTGTAAACAAGCTTATTGACAAGATGATGGATTTCCTTAAAGTTCTTGTTGGCCATGATTTACACCCTTACCAAAAACCATTAGCACGAAGGTTGATGGAGTCTGTCATCATTAATGATGCTGAAGAAATCACTGCTCTTGCTGCTCGTCAGTCAGGCAAGTCAGAAACCGTTGCTGACACGGTAGTTACTATGATGATTCTTCTTCCACGGCTTGCAAAGTTGTACCCAGAACTACTTGGTAAGTTTAAAGATGGCCTATGGGTTGGGTTATTTGCTCCTACGGAATCTCAAGCTGAAACGCTTTTTGGTCGTTGTGTTACCCGCCTTACCTCTGAACGTGCGTTAGAGATATTAAACGATGTAGAAATTGACGATAAAACAGCTCGTGTTGGCGGCGTTACTCGTCAGATTAAACTTGTTAACTCTGGTTCAACTATGACCATGATGACTGCTAACCCACGAGCAAAAATTGAATCTAAGTCTTTCCACCTTATTGTTATTGATGAGTGTCAAGAAGCAGACGACTTTGTAGTATCTAAGTCTATTGCACCAATGCTTGCGTACTACGCAGGGACAATGGTTAAAACTGGTACCCCTACAACTTCTAAGAATAATTTTTATAAAGCTATTCAATTAAACCGCAGACGCCAAACAACACGAGGTAACAGACAAAACCATTTTCAATGGGACTGGAAAGAAGTTGTTAAGTACAACAAGAACTATGAACGTTCAATTAAAAAAGAAATGCTTCGTATTGGCGAGGATTCTGATGAGTTTCAAATGTCATACTGTTGTAAATGGCTTCTTGAACGAGGCATGTTTATCACTTCAAATAAAATGGATGAACTTGGAGACACTTCTCAAGAGCTAGTAAAGTCTTGGCACAAAACCCCATGCGTTGTCGGTATTGACCCTGCACGTAAAACTGACTCAACAGTAGTAACTGTTGTGTGGGTTGATTGGGACCGTCCTGATGAGTTCGGTTACTTTGACCATCGTGTATTAAACTGGCTTGAGCTACAGGGTGACGATTGGGAAGAACAGTATTTTCAAATTGTAAACTTCTTAGAGAACTACGACGTACTTGCTGTTGGCGTAGACGCTAACGGTGTCGGTGATGCCGTAGCTCAAAGATTAAAACTCTTGTTACCTAGAGCAGAAGTTATGTCACTTACATCTTCTCCTTCTGAACAATCAAAGCGATGGAAACATCTGCAAGCCCTTATTCAAAGAGACATGATTTCTTGGCCCGCTCATGCAAAGACTAGACGCCTTAGAACCTGGAAACGCTTCTATCAACAGATGACAGATGCTGAGGTACAGTTTAAAGGACCTAACTTCTCTGTAGCCGCTCCTGAAGAAGCCTACTCACATGATGACTTTGTAGATTCTTTATCAATTGCTTGTTCTTTAACTCAAGATTTGGTTATGCCTGAGGTAGTTGCTTCTAGTAATCCTTTTTTTGCCAGTTAAGCAACACATTCCCTTGAAAAGGGTGGAAACTATGAACAGGAAAAGGCCTTTCCGTTTTTACCCTTAAGGAGTAATAATGACAATTTCACCAGCACCACAGTTCCCAGAGCGTTCACCTAACGTTTACGAGCGTGCAGGCGCAGCTAATACCTCACGTCGTGGACCTCTTCGCTTTGAAGAAGGTATCGCAACCGATACAGATGTACCAAGTGATTTTCAAAAAGGCATGATGCAAGGAATGGTTCCTGCAGCAGGCCGCCCAAACCACAANGCAAACGTATTTGAGAAGCCAGCAGCAGAAACNCTTGCTGAGCGTGCTCACGTAGGTTCAGCTTCATGGGTTGAAGCACCAACATTCCTTGGTGAGTTCGCACATGGCACCAACAACGACTACTCAGCAGCAACAATTGAGACAGTAGCCCGTTCAGGTGGACGCACACAGCGTCAGTCTGCAACTGTAGTC